CGGAGAAGCGAACAGACTTTTCTTTATATTCTGGGAAGCATGCAAAGCAGATGATCGATGCTATGGAATGTGTTATCTTAAAAACAGACGATCAGGATTTTCTTTTATGTCGTCAGCTGAACTTGTCAACCAAGCTACAATTTCTTCAGATGCCAGATTTGGTATCTTATCAAAATCTGGAGCGGACGCTAAAAAAATGTTCACAGATAAAGTTGTACCAATATCCGTTAACTATCCGTTTTTCTTTAAACCAATCCAAGACGGTATGGATCGCCCTAAAACCGAGCTCGCTTATAGAGTCCCAGCTTCAAAGCTTACTAGACGTAAATTAGATGACAACGTTAAGTTAAAAGAATTACAAGGTTTAGATACAACTATTGACTGGAAAAACACAGGTGACAACTCTTACGATGGTGAAAAGTTAAAAATACTAGCTCATGATGAAAGTGGTAAATGGGAAAGACCTGATAACATATTAAATAACTGGAGAGTTACAAAAACTACATTAAGACTAGGACGTAGAATCGTAGGTAAATGTATGATGGGCTCAACGTCAAACGCATTAGATAAAGGTGGAGAAAACTTCAAAAGATTATACTACAATTCAGACGTTACAAAAAGAAATAGAAACGGACAAACATCTTCTGGCCTCTATTCTCTTTTCATCCCTATGGAATGGAACTACGAAGGATTCATGGATACTTTTGGATCACCTGTATTCGTTACGCCAAAAAATAAAACAATCGGAGTTGACAATATCCCAATTACAATCGGAGTTATTGAGCACTGGGAAAATGAAGTCGATGGCTTAAAGCAAGATCAAGATAGTTTAAATGAATATTACCGTCAGTTTCCTCGTACTGAACAACACGCTTTTAGAGATGAATCAAAAGATTCACTATTTAATCTTACTAAAATATACGAGCAAATAGATTATAACGAAGAGCTTAATAATAAAGCTAGTGTGACTCAAGGTAGTTTCCAATGGCTAGGTGGTATAAAAGACACTAAAGTAGTTTTTAATCCTAATCCAAACGGTAGGTTTAGAATTAGTTGGGTACCAAATTTAGATTTACAAAACAAAGTTATCAAAAAAAACGGTATTAAATACCCTGGCAATGACCACGTAGGGGCTTTTGGTTTAGATAGTTACGATATATCAGGTACTGTAGATGGTAAAGGTTCTAATGGAGCTTTGCACGGTTTAACTAAGTTTTCTATGGAAGATGCACCGCCTAATCATTTTTTTTTAGAATATATATCAAGGCCACAAACAGCAGAAATATTCTTTGAAGATGTACTTATGGCATTAGTATTTTATGGTATGCCAATACTGGCTGAAAATAACAAACCTAGATTTTTATATTATTTAAAAAGAAGAGGTTATAGAGGCTACAGTATGGTAAGGCCTGATAAGGTTTGGAATAAATTATCTCCAACTGAAAAAGAGATAGGTGGTATACCAAACACAAGCGAAGACATTAAACAGGCACACGCCTCTGCTATTGAAAGTTATATAGAAGATTACGTAGGCTTAGGTGAAAACGGTTATGGAGACATGTATCACCAAAAAACATTAGAAGACTGGAGTCAATTTAATATAAACAATAGAACAAAGCATGATGCTTCAATAAGCTCTGGCTTAGCTATAATGGCTTGTAATAAAAATAAGTATACTCCTGTTGCTATAAAAAGAAATATTAAAATAAACTTAGGTATTAAAAAATATGATAACACTGGTTACTCATCAAAAATTAAATAAATGAATATAATTCCAAACGCAAATTCATACAGTTCTTTTCCTAGCCAAGTAGTACCAGATGCTGAAAAAGCTACGTTAGAGTACGGTTTAAGAGTGGCTAGAGCTATTGAAGGTGAATGGTTTAGAAACGATGGTAGTTACAACGGTAGATATGAAACTAACTATAACAATTATCATAACCTAAGATTATACGCTAGAGGTGAACAATCTGTACAAAAATACAAAGATGAACTTGCAATTAATGGAGACTTATCTTATTTAAACCTGGACTGGAAACCAGTTCCTGTAATATCTAAATTTGTAGATATTGTTGTAAACGGTATGTCTCAAAGAAATTATGATATACAAGCTTACGCTCAAGATCCTGAATCAATATTAAAAAGAACTTTATATGCAGAAGCCTTACAGAGAGATATGGCTGAAAAAGAGTTAATAAACCAAATACAACAAATAACTGGTTTAAACGTTTCTAAGTCTCAAGGTAAAGGCATGGAAATGGAAAGCGATGAAGATTTACAACTTCATATGCAAATGGATTATAAGCAGTCAATAGAAGTAGCAGAAGAAGAAGTTATAAATAACGTATTAGATTTTAATAAATACGATTTAACTAGAAGAAGATTAAATTATGATTTAACTGTATTAGGTATTGCGGCTGTAAAAACTAACTTTAATAGATCTGAAGGAGTTACTATTGATTATGTAGATCCTTCTAATTTGGTATATTCATATACAGAAGATCCTAACTTTGAAGATATTTATTACGTAGGCGAAGTTAAAAATATAAGTTTACCAGAACTTAAAAAACAATTCCCTAATTTAACACCAGAAGAAGTAGAACAAATACAAAAATACCCAGGTAATCAAAACTACTTAAGGAATTGGAACGGTAGATATGATGATAATACTGTACAGGTTTTGTATTTTGAGTGGAAAACTTATACTAATCAAGTGTTTAAAGTAAAAGAAACTGCAACTGGTTTAGAAAAAGTTTTAGAAAAATCAGATGCTTTTAATCCACCTGAAGACGCTGAGGGTTTTGATAAAATTTCTAGATCAATAGAAGTGTTATATTCTGGAGCTAAAATACTAGGACATCCAATGATGTTAAAATGGGAGATGGCTGAGCATATGACAAGACCAAATTCTAATCTTGTAAAAGTTAATATGAATTACAATATTGTAGCTCCAAGATTATATAAAGGTCGTATAGAGTCAATAGTATCTCGTATAACAGGTTTTGCTGACATGATACAATTAACATCGTTAAAACTGCAGCAAGTGCTTTCTAGGATGGTGCCAGATGGTGTATTCTTAGACATGGACGGGCTTTCTGAAGTTGATCTTGGTAATGGAACAAATTATAATCCAGCCGAAGCGTTGAACATGTATTTTCAAACAGGTTCTATCGTAGGTAGATCATTTACTCAAGACGGTGGTATGAATCCAGGTAAAGTACCTATTCAAGAGCTACAAACTTCTAGTGCTGGCGGAAAAATACAATCTTTAATATCTACTTATCAATATTACTTACAAATGATAAGAGATGTAACCGGACTTAATGAAGCTAGAGATGGTAGTCAGCCAGATAAAAATGCTTTAGTAGGATTACAAAAACTAGCAGCGGCACAATCAAACGTAGCTACTAGACATATTCTACAAGCTAGTCTTTATTTAACTCTTAGAACTTGTGAAAATATAGCGCTTAGAGTAGCAGACGCCTTAGAGTTTCCTTTAACACATCAAGCTTTAGCATCTAGTATATCAAGATATAACGTAGCTACATTGCAAGAACTTTCAAGTTTAAACATGCATGATTTTGGTATTTATTTACAACTAGAGCCAGATGATTTAGAAAAAGAAAGTTTAGAACAAAATATTCAAATAGCTTTAAAAGCTGGTCAAATAGACCTTGAAGATGCTATAGATATTAGAGAAGTTAAAAACCTTAAGCTTGCTAATCAAATGCTTAAAAAGCGTAGAAAAGACAAACAAGCAAGAGATCAGCAGATGCAACAAGCTAATATACAAGCACAAGCGCAAGCCAATGCTCAGTTAGCAGAACAAACCGCTATGGCTGAGGCTAATAAACAACAAATACTTACTCAACAAAAAGTAAGTTATGAGCAAGCCAAACATGAGTTTGAAACTAAAAAAATGGAAATTGAGAACGCCATGAAAGTTCAAAATATGGAACTTGAATTTAACTACAATATGCAATTAGAGCAAGTTAGGGCTAATGTTAAAACTCAAAAAGAAAAAGAAATAGAAAATAGAAAAGACGAAAGAACTCGTATACAAGCAACTCAACAAAGCCAATTAATTGATCAAAGAAAAAATGATTTATTACCAACTGATTTTGAAGAAAATCAACAACCACCACTATTAGGCGAGATCTAATAGTTTATTATTAATTATTATATTATATTATGTCAGAAGAAATAAAAGAAACACCCACAGGTGAATTAGAACAAGGTGAATTTAAAATAAAGAAAAAACCAGGTCGTCCTAAGAAATTAACAAATAAAAAAGACGAAACTGTTAAAATAGATTTATCTAAAAAAGAAGAACCTAAAAAAGAAGAAGATGCCGTTCAAACACAAGAGACAAGCAATAGCGATGCTGTTGTCGAAGAAAAGACAGACGAGGCAAGTAGCGAAAAAGTGGTTGAGGAAGTACGGGATGCCGAAGAAGTAAAAGAAGAACAAGAAATAGTAGTTTTAAATGAAATTACTGAAGAAACGGAAGAGGTAAAAGAAATAATAGAAGATATTAAAGAAGAGGTAAAAGAAAATCCTCAAATAGAATTACCTGAGAACATAGAAAAGTTAGTAAGCTTTATGCAAGAAACCGGTGGAACGGTTGAAGATTATGTTAGATTAAACGCTGATTATTCTAATATAAGTGAAGAAGCTTTACTAAATGAATATTACAAAAATACTAGACCACATCTTGATCCTGAAGAAGTTAAATTTCTAATGGAAGATAACTTTGAATATGATGAAGACGTGGATGACGAGCGAGATATAAGAAAAAAGAAACTTGCACGTAAAGAAGAAATTGCCAAAGCCCGTAAATTTTTGGAAGATACAAAGAGTAAATATTACGACGAAATCAAGTTGAGACCCGGCGTAACTCAAGATCAACAAAAAGCTATGGACTTTTTCAATAGATACAACGAAGAACAAAAAATGGTTCAGCAAAATCACAATAATTTTAAACAAAATACTTTAAAATATTTTAACCAAGAATTCAAAGGTTTTGATTTCTCTGTTGGTGAAAAGAAATTTAGATATAATGTTAATAATACAGGTGATGTTGCTAGTAATCAATCTGATCTTACCAACCTAATCGGGAAGTTCTTAGATAACAAGGGTGAAGTTAAAGACTACAAGGGTTACCATAAAGCTATTTTTGCAGCGCAAAATGCTGATACTATTGCTAATCATTTTTATGAGCAAGGCAAAGCCGATGCTACTAAAGATATAATGGCAAAATCTAATGGTGAAGTTTATATTAATGGATTAAAAGTAAGGGCGATAAGCGGTGTAGATAGTTCTAAGTTAAAAATAAAAACAAAAAAATAACTTAAACTAAAATTAAAATTATGAGTTTATCTGGAGGGGCTTTTCCCGCCTCAATAACTCCAATGCCTCAAAAAGTTACTGTTCAAGACAATTTTATTGACTTTAACAATTTAACTGGTGGGCAATGGGCACAACAATATCTACCTGAGCTTTATGAGCAAGAGGTGGAAAGATATGGAAACCGAACTTTAGGAGGTTTCTTAAGAATGGTTGGCGCTGAAATGCCAATGACATCTGATCAAGTAATTTGGTCTGAACAAAATAGACTACACGTAGCGTATGACACTGTTGCTATTGCTGCAGGTGGTCATGTGTTTCCTAAGTTTAGAGCTACTATTACTAAAGGTGCTAGTAACCCTGATAGTTCTGGAATTAGAGTTGGTAATACAATTTTAATTTCTGACAACGCTACTGGACTAGTTACGCTAAAGGCTTTAGTACTTTCAAACACTGATGGTGGTACTACTGATGGTTACACTTTAGAGTGTCATGCTTATGAAGGAGCTGCTTTATCTGGTTCTTTAACTGGTAGTACTTGTAGCTTATTTGTTTACGGTTCTGAATTTCCAAAAGGAAGTGATGGAATGAAGCAAGCTATTGAGCCTACTTTATCAACTTTTAACAACTCACCAATTATAATGAAAGACAATTATGAACTTAGTGGTTCTGATGTTGCTCAAATTGGTTGGATTGAAGTTGCTACTGAAGATGGTACATCTGGATACATGTGGTATTTAAAAGCTCAGTCTGAAACAAGACTAAGATTTGAAGACTATATGGAAATGGCAATGGTTGAAGGAAAATTAATGGCTACTGCAGGTCAAAAATTTGGTGCTGCTGCTACTCAATTTCCTCCAGCTGGTGATACTCAAGACATAAAAGGTACA